GCTTATCATTTTAAAAATCTCCGTTTTTTATCAATTTTATCAATATCTTTATCTTTTATTAATTTTAAACATTGATTCTCTTTATCTATTATAATTCTAATAGGTTGGTTTAATTTCCATTTCATCTTTTTCCATATATGAGGTGGAAGATTAACTTGATAGCTATTGGTAGTACTTGCTATATTTGATGTAGACCTTACAAATCCTTTATAGTCTTTTTTTGTATTATTTTTCATTACCATGTCCCCCAATCTTGACAAGCTTTTTTAAGAGCTTTAGTGAATTTATACCTATCTCCCCAAATTTTACCTGCTATTTGATTTACCCAGTCAATTTGCTCATCTTTTGTTTGACACCTGTCTTCAGGAATCCAATACAATTCTCTCTTCTTACCTTTGACTTTTTTATAAGCAGATAAATATTTTTTATTATGTTTCCACCATACACCGTTAGATGGGTCGTTCTTTATTCTTTCCATTATTTCTCTACCTGTTATTATTTTCATTTTAAATACCTCCATATTGTTCTTTTTGAACAATCATATTTCTTTGCTAATTTATTAACTGAATATCCCATTACATTTTTCCAAAAAGATACCCAACATTTATACTTTATTTTTCTAGGTCTAGCCATTAGAACCTCCTTGATTCTTTAATTCTTTTTTGTCTATCTTCATAACGTTCTTTGGCTACTTTTTTCCAATCTTTATGCTTTTGTATTTCTTTTAATGCTAACCTTGTTCTCAGTTTTTGCTGTTGTCCTAGTAGCTTCATAAATACCCTCCTTGTTATCAATTATTGAATCTATTTTAATACAAAGTCTATTTAGACTTCTTAATGATACTGTTGTAGCTCCATTAAGATTACTAAAAACCTTTCTACATTCAACAAGTGTATCATATACTTTTTCTAAATCCTTTAAATGTTTAGACATTACCACCTCCTCTTTTTTTTCTTCTTTTTCTTCTTAATCAAATTATTTAAATCTTTTAAATCTTGTATTAGATTTTCAAAGATATAAGCTGTTAAATAAATACTTATTATTATAAAAACTATTCCTAATACTAAATACATATCTTCTCCTAATTAAAGGGAGTGCTAACCAGGCTAAAAAGGATGGGGCATGAAAACCCCAAAATATGCCTCCCAGTTCTCGCGAATACTGGACACTCCCAATTTTTAAAAATCTCTACTAGCTAATTTTCTTAAAACATATCTAGACAAATCTATATCTTGTCTAGAAATCCATTTTAATAATTTACCAAAACTTTTATCAGTTAATGGACCTTTTCTAGTATTACATCTCATACAAATCATTTGTAAGTTTGGTATTGTTGAATTGCCTCCTAAAGAAAGTGGGTGAATATGGTCACATGCCATATTGTTAACAAGTAATTTTGATTCACAATATCTACATTTTTTACCATATGCTTTATATAAAAGCTCCCTAACTTCTGTAAGAGATATTTCAAATTCTACCTCATATTCTTTACTTCTTCTCTTTAAAGTTGTTCTTAAAGTAGAAGATTTCTTCATTAATCTATGAAAGACTTTTTTAGCAAATTGCTTATGATACCTTCTAAGTTTTTTACTAAATTTTTGTTCCCAGATTGTTAAACCTTTAGGGGACTTACGTCCCCTTTTAGGCTTTATTCTTTTTCTATGCTCTTGCAATGTCTCTGTATGATTGTTCTAATCTTTTAAGTAAAGATAAACTAATACATACCTCTATTCTGTGTATTCCGATAATTATATTATAACCTTTTAGCTCTTCTATATTCGTCTTAATAATTCCTGCTTTAAATATACCAAATAGAACTAAACAAATTCTATCATCTAGTATATATAATGTTATTATCTTTTTAAACATCGCATCTCCTCATCCTAAATGTTGGAGTCCACTCTAAATGAGTATCAAATAACTCCCCATCAGTATTCTTAAATAACCGGACTTCTCTTTTAATATCATTAGACTGTCCGTTAAGTCCAATAACCTTTCTTGATGCGTTTTCTATTGCACCTGAGCCCTTTCCTGCATATAAATCAAGCACTTCATTTCTACTATATTCTCTGCTTACTTGAGATATTTGTATTATTATAATATCCATATTAACAGCTAAATTAGATAAACCGTGACTTACTTGTTTTATTTTATCGTGCTCTCCTCCATAGGTTTTAGAAGTGTCTATTAAATCAATATAGTCTATAACGACTACTGAAGGTTGTAATTCCCTTACTTTTTCAACTATACCTTGTAAAGTTGGGCTTACAGTTTGAATTGATATATGACTTAATTCATCCTTATGTTCTTCATATATTTCATCATATCTTCTATTAACCATTTCTTTATCACATCCAGATACTATTTGAAGGTGTCTTCTGTGCATATACCATGATGATAGCTCTAAGCTTAAAAACAATGTTGGAATTTGCCATTCTGTATTAATTTGATGATTTACAAAATCAACTCCTAATACTAAATTTTGAGCAAATGTTGTTTTATTAGAACCAGTTGGACCAAAGATAGTTACTAATTCTCCAGGATATATAATAGATTCTTTGCTAACTCCTAAAGCTCGACCTAAATCTATTGTTTTACCAGTAAAATCAGTTGTCAATCTGTCTCTTAATTCACCTTGCATATCTTCAGCATTCTTTATATCTACAAAGTAATCCTTTCTTTGAAAATATACACATTGAGTTTTACAATGTTCTTTCATTATGTTGTCTTGGCATCCATATTTATAATTTCTATTATAAACATTTTCTACCATTTCTGTTAAACTATTTTCATTCATACTCTTTGAATTCCAATGTAATAATATTACCTTTGCATAATGACTTGGTATTCCATTTCTTTTTAAAGAACTTATTATTCTCATTGCTGTTACATGTCTCATTCCTTCTTGAGCTCCTTTATTTAGCATTGATTGAATACAAGGAATCATTGTAGTTGGTTCTGATATATTTTTAAAAGCTTTTATATCTGGTACATGCTTTACTATACAATGTTCTAACTCTTTATTTCCATTTAAATTGTGATATTTAAAATCTAATCTTTGATTTCTGGCTAATTCTAATATATTCTTTGGTTCTAAATTCATAACCTCTTTGATATATAGTGGTATTTTATATAATCCAGTTTTCTGATTAGGTGTATGTTGAACTCTGTAAATTCCAGTTCTCATATATATACTCATATCAACTTTGGGAAACAGGTTTTTCATTGTCTGTTTTATAATGTAAGGCAAATCTGGGCTTTCTTTAAAGTTAAAAACTTCTCCAGATATTATTAGGTGATATCCAGAACCAGAGAAGAAAGCTTGGTAGGATTCCTCCTCGATTCCTCCTTCTCGTAGTTCTAGGATAATACTTCTTAAAATATCAAGAGTCTTTTCATCTGAATTATCTTGTTTGTCAATATCTATAGGAATCTTATCTATAGCTCTTAAACCAAAGAAATTCTTTAAAGAACCAGTTTTATCAACATGTTCCTTTGCTTCATCATTATATAGGTAAACTGACCTGTATATAGCCTCTTTAGGAGTCACATACTTAAACAAATCATCTTTAAGTATGATTATACCTCTATTAGCTGGTGTACCTCTTGCTATTTCTATAAACATTATAAATTAGCTAATCCGCTACCTTGTAAACTAGGAGCTTCTTGATTAGGAATATCATTTAATTCTTTGATATATCCCTTACCTTTTAACCAATCTATATCATCTTTTAATTTAGCTTTATTTTCTTCATTGTTTAGATATATTTTAGGATAAACTCTAGTCCAGGCTTTATCTCCTGTCTTTTTAGGTTTTTCTTTATAAATATATGCAACATAATCATAATGTAATTCATCTTTGTTTAAAGGATTTAACCATTGTTCATTTAGATATTTGTCTATTTCTAAAATTCTAACGCCTTTGTCATCTTCCCACTCTCCCTTAACATTTAATCCTGCTTTACATCCTATTGCATCAAAGAAAGTATACATTCTTTTTAAAACGCTTCCACCAGTAATTAAACCATTTGAATCTTTGTCTAATGCACCTGCTATTTTAAGATTTCTTGAATACTCGCTTCCTTTTTGTTGAACTGTTATATCAATAAATATATCTGCCCAATCAAACTGGTCACTTTTATCTTCATACTTTAATATACTTACTTCACAAATACCAAAGAATTTACTTGGTCCTTGTTTTATTTCAGGTCTAAATATAGCCATTATTTCTTCTCCTTGTATATATTTTTCCAATTTAACTCTATCTCTTTGCCTCTCAAATGAGGACTTCTGCTACCAGCTTCTAATGCTTCATTTGCTTTAAATGATACCATTAGCTTGCTTTCTTCATCATCTCGATAGACATATCCTATAGCGTCGCAATCTGCCATTAACATGTTTTTTAGTTTACCAGTTAAATCTAGACTTTCTGGCTCTACTATAGCTTTACTGTCTAACACGGCTCTCGCCCATTTCCTATGTCCGATGATAATAACATGAGGAAATATGTCTTTCATTACTTTTACAGTATTTAGTACCTTTTCTCTTACTAATGCAAACCCTTTACCATAGGCTAAATCTGCTATTGCTGTTACACTTTCTTCTTGGCATACAGTCTTTTCTGCCCAGTCTGCTATTTTATCAATAGTATCTATAGCTACATACTTATAACTATGACCATCTTTAGCTTCTTTAAGTATTTCTATTAGCTCTTCTCTACTATTAGCTTCTTCAACATATCCTTCTATCATAGAGGCTCCTTGCTCTGTATCAATTATTAAACAATCATCTAATTGACTTAAAGCTGTAGTTTTACCTACTTTAGGTGCTCCATATAATAACATAACTTTAGGATTATTTGATATAACTTTTCTTTTTACTTTTTTTAGTGCCATTTGCACCTCCTTTTTAGTTAACGAAAGGGCTCAAGAGAGGGTCTAGAGTATATTACATTAATAACCTCTCTCAAGCCTTTTAAGTTAACACTTATTATTTAAACAAACAACTACTTTTCTCTATTGACATAGTAGGAAAGTGAAATGACACAAATTCTTCATAAGGTTGTTCTTTGACAATTTTCCTTACAGCATTTGCTATAAAACTTCCAGACATGTTACTACAATAGCTTGTAGCTTTCATATTGCAAGGTTCTTCACTCCCTTCTGTATCAGGGTACCATATTAGTTCATATTTCTTTAAAGTAGGTTTTAAAACAACATATTGCTGATAATGCTCTGCTCCCATTCTACCATCTATCAAAGCATATGGTTTTGAATGTTTCCATTTTATCATTGCTTTAACAGCATCCATTCTAGACTCCATACTGTCAAAACCTAGAATAATTATGTCATTGTTACTCATATACACGTAATTACTAAAGAGTTCATCTACACACATTACTTCAACATTGTCATTTATATCTTTTAATTTAGATTTTAACATATCTACTTTTTGATGACCAATGTCATATATTGTGTATTGAGAAA